CAAGAACTCGGTGAACCCAGCCAAAGAAGTTAGGGTCACCAGTCCAAAAGAAACTCGCTAAAGAGTTTTTAGCCCCAGCTCGGCCCCCTTCCTGAGCTGGGGTTTTTTTGTGCTTGTAAACTTGTGAATAGCAGTTGAGTGTAAGCACCGCTGTGTCTGTTGAGTGTCAGCACCGCAGGAAACCCTAATCAACTAACAAACAGGAGAATCATGTCTGACTTTATCAAGTCACAAATGGATGCTCGCAACAACCTCATCGCACAGGCAAGAGAAGTTCTTGACATTGCTGAGGCTGAGAAGCGTGGCCTATCCGCAGAAGAAAACCAGAAGATTGCTCGTATCGAAGCTGACATCGACTCAGCCGACACCGCTATCTCAACTGCTCGTTCAATCGCAGATCGCGAAGCTCGTGCAGCCGAGGCATCCGCTTCATTCGCACCAACAACTTACGCACCAGCTAACAGCGATGCAGACATCCTACGCTCAATCGCTATGGGTGAAACTCGTGGACACGAGTTCATGCGTGAGAACCGCACTCTAGTACCAAGCTCGAATACTGTGGGTCAGTCATTTTTTGATCGTGTTTTCGAAATTGCCCAATTAGTCGGTCCGATTCTTACTACCTCTGAAGTGTTCAACACTTCCAGCGGAGAGAACTTGGTCATCCCGACAGTCACAGCGACTTCAACATCAGGATCAGTTGCAGCAGCAGGAACCATCTCTGAGAGCAACCCAACATTCTCATCCATCACCCTTGGTGCTGAGAAGTATGGTGCTCTAGTGCAGGTTGCACAGGAGCTAGTCACCGATGCTGGATTCGACATCACCAGCTACATCGCACAGCAGCTTGGAACCTCACTTGGCCTAAAGGTCAACGATGTTCTAACCACAAAGCTATCCGCAGCTGCTGGATCAGTAGTTCGTGGAACCGCAACCAACTTCGCTGCACAGTACGAGGACTTAATCGATCTCGTCTATGGCATCGCAGATGGAGCGAGAGTTTTGCCTTCGCTCGGATTTATGATGAGCAAGACCGGTATCGCTGCTGCTCGTAAACTAAAGGATGGATCAGGTGCTTACATCTGGACCGATTCTGCAGTTCCAGGACAGCCAGCAACCTTGCTTGGCTACCCGGTCTTTGAGAACCCAAACATCGCGGCTGTCGGAACCGCATCGAAATCTGTACTGTTTGGTCACCTTCCATCATTCAAGGTTCGCGTTGCAGGTGGAATGAGAGTTGACCAGTCAGCTGACTTCGCTTTCAACACTGACACTGTCACCTACCGAGGCCTAATGCGAGTTGATGGTGGACTAACCCACGCAACCCACATTGGTTTCTACCAGGGTAAGTAATTAGCCCTAGCTAAATAAGCTGACAAGCCCCAAGCGTGTAGGTTCGCTTGGGGCTTGTCTTTTGCTAGGATTAGGCCATGCCTACTACTACTAAAAAAGAGAAACTAAACGGAGCTGTTAGCCTTTGGTCAAACAGCTATAACGCCCCAACCGGATACGGACAGCAAGCAACACACTTGCTAGACAATCTCAAAAGGTCTGGCCTCGATGTCCAGATGTTGTCTAACTACGGACTCGAAGGTGTCCCAACAACTGTCCAAACAGCTTATGGCAAAGTTCCACACTTCCCTAGAGGCATTGACCTTTACAGCAACGATGCTGCACCGATAGATCACGCGAACCTCATTGCCAAAGACCCTCACAAGCCAAACCTGTTTATCAGTCTTTACGATGTTTGGGTTATGCAATCAAAGGGCTACGACAAGTTCCCTATCGCCTCGTGGGTGCCACTAGATCATGTGACTATGCCACCAAAGGTTGAGCAGTGGCTTCGCAAGCCCAATGTCACACCTATTGCGATGGCACCTCATGGCGTTAGGCAGATGACTGCCAAGGGCATCGAGTGTGAGTATGTGCCTCACGCTATTGACACCAAGGTTTACAAGCCAACCTTTGAGATTGGCAAACACGCCATCAACGATTACCTCGGCATCAAAGAGGATGACTTCCTTATCGGGGTTGTTGCTGCAAACAAGGCCAGCGGTCTAGTGCACCGGAAAGCTTTTGGCGAATTACTAATGGCCTTTAGCATCTTCTCTAAAGAGCAGCCCGATGCTTTGCTTTACCTTCACACGGATGCTTATGGGATGGCAGGTGGATGGAACCTTATTCAAGTTCTGCAATCACTCGGTATTCCAAAAGACAAGGTGCTACTGCCTAATCCACAGGACTACCGCTTTGGTATGGCTAAGAAAGATCTTGCAGCTATCTACACCAGGATGGATGTGCTACTTGCCCCTAGCTACGGTGAAGGCTTTGGAGTGCCAACACTAGAAGCTCAGGCTTGTGGCACAAGGGTCATCGGATCTAACTGGGCTGCAACCCCTGACCTAATCAGCGAGGACTCATGGCTGACCGATGGACAGCCAGCTTGGGATGCAGGTCAAGATGCCTGGTGGCAGACACCGAACATCCCTAGCCTTGTCAACGCCCTGAAAGAGTCTTACTACGCCAAGCGAGGCCCATCACAGGTTGCGATTGACTTTGCTAAAGACTTTGACATCGAAACAGTTTGGGATAAGCACTGGGTTCCGGTGCTAAAGAAACTACTCAAGTGATTGCTTGGATAAGCCACCATCTGCCTGAGTTTTGGCAGGGAAAGCTTGTTGGCGGTGCAGAGATGACCGATGCCACCTTGCTCGATGACGCACCTGTTGAGGTCAAGACATTCTTGCCACACCAATGGCGTGAGGCTATGGAGTTCGACCAAATCGTCATTACTGGCACAGACCTGCTAGATGCAGAAGCAATGACCGAGCTGGCAAGGAAAGAACCAGTTGTGGCGGTCCATCACTTGCAAACCAGAAGTCCAGAAAGAGCCAACCTATTCAATTCAGCCAAAGTGCTTATCTGCCGGACACCTAAACACCTAGAGCTCGAGCTATCTTGGACTAACCCAAAGGCAAGCGATTGGGTTGTTTCGCCACTAGATCCGACTGAGTTCACAGCCAAACCCAAAGAGGACTTTGCACTTTGGGCTGCAAGGTGGCACCAGCAAAAGGGTCCAGAGCAAGCAATCGAGTGGGCACAGCAAAACAACCTAAAGCTAATCATGATGCACGACAAGACAAGGGCAGAAGTCCTAGAGGCTATGAGTAGAGCCAAGCACTTTGTATTCTTGCCACAAGGCTTTGATGCAGAGCCACGATCAGTCGTTGAGGCAGTCTTATCAGGTTGCCAGGTACACACCAACGACCTAGCTGGGATAAGCTCAATACCAAACTGGCGTGACCCAAAAGTCTTGACCGAGCTGGTGACTAACGCAAAGGAACGATTTTGGCAAATAGTCCTCAACTAATTCCAACCATTAGCTTGCCCCTAGCAATCTGGGGTGAGGGGTATGGTCAGTTCTTGCCACAATGGTTTGCTGGTGTTGCATCTCTTGAGCGTGAGATTGCCGAGATTGTGATTGTCTGTGACGAAGCTAACCTGCCAGCGGTGATGTCTGCTTGTCCTGACTTTAGCAAGGTACGCATCCGAGTAGAGGACCATCCAGGCTACTCAGAGTATTGGAACCGAGCCATCGAGCTTTGCACTAGCGACTGGCTGGGTATCTGCAACGCCGATGATTACTTCCTACCCGAAGCTCTAAACGAGATTGGTCAAGCTCACCTAGACGGCTGCAACTTGCTTTGTGATCACTTGCTTCACAAGCACAGCAACTACCGACAGAGTGCAAGGTGGGAGCCAGAGGCACTTGATACACAGTTCAACCTGATGGGTGCTAACGCGATGACCAAGAGGCTCTGGGAAGCTTCTGGTGGATTCCCTAAAGGCGTGAGGTTTGCAGACTGGGGGCTTGCTCTGAGGATGCGAAAGACAGGGCTAGTCAAACCCTTTTATGCCTCAACCACACGCATTGTTTACGATGTCGGCACTGACCGGCCAACCCTGTCTGGGGCAAGCTTGCCAGGAGATAAAAGAACAGAAGGCGAGAACCAAATACGCAAGATAGCTCAAGAGCTTCCGCTTTAGAGAGTATCCTTTTTAGCGGATAGACTAGGACAATTATGGCAATCACTAACGGCTACGCCACCTTGGCTCAGGTAAAAGCAGCACTCAGAATCACAGACAGCGTTGATGACCCACTATTGGAGATGGCTATTGAGTCAGGCTCTAGGGCTATTGACGGCTACGCCAACCGCAACTTCTACTCATCCGGCTCGGCAGTTAGAGTCTTTACACCAAGCGACAGCTTTGTCACAGAGATTGACGATCTAATCAGCCTGACAACTCTAAAGACAATGACCGATGATGACAGCACCTTTGACACAACTTGGTCAGCAAGCGACTACCAGCTTGAGCCACTAAACGGCAGAGCTGATGGACTTATCTCACCTTTCACAAGCATTAGAGCTGTTGGAGATTACCTATTCAGCCAGTTCGAGCAAGAGGCAACTGTGCAGGTCACAGGTGTTTGGGGTTGGTCAGCAGTCCCAATCTCAGTCACCCAGGCAACAGTCATCCAGGCGTCGCGGATCTACAAGCGACTAGACAGCCCACTTGGTGTTGCTGGTATCTCGGACATTGGAATAATGCGAGTCAGCAACAGACTCGACCCAGATGTTGCCCAGCTTGTTGACCCACTACGCAGAATCAGGTTTGCATAGTGGCAAGCATTACCGACCTACGCACAGCTATTGCCACTAACCTTGGCACCATCGTAGGGCTCAGAACCAGCCCTGAGATGCCGGACAACCCCAACCCACCTATTGCCCTAGTCAGACCTGTCACTGTCGAATACAACCAGGCGATGGCTAAGGGTCTAACCAAATACAGCTTTGTCGTTGTTGTTATCGTTGGCCGAGCCGATGAGAGAACAGCACAGCGATCACTTGACAACTACTGCTCATCTACAGGGGCATCAAGTATCAAGAACGCAGTAGAATCAGATAAGACACTTGGTGGCAATGCCTTTGACACTCGAGTGACTGAAATGAGAAATTACACCCCCATCCAGCTAAACGAAGGCACATACTTGGCAGCGGAGTTCGCTGTTGATGTGTTTGCCGACTAGGAGAAAAACAAACAATGCCAAAGTTCATCGCCACAGACTACAAGGTCACAATCAACGGCACAAACTTCAGTACCTCACTTGCATCGGTTGAATTGCCGATTGAAGTAGAAACTCAAGACACAACTGCTTTTGGTGCAACCTTCCGCACAGCAATCGCAGGATTGCAGACCGGCTCAATCACTCTAGAGTTCCACCAGGACTTTGGAGCAGGAGCCATTGACACAGTTCTTTACCCACTACTAGGCACAAACGCCACAGTAGTTGTAAGCCCAACCTCGGGATCTATCTCAGCCAGCAACCCTAGCTTCTCTGGAACCTATCTAGTGACCCAGTACTCACCATTCAATTCCACGATAGGTGATCTTGCAACGCTAAGTGTCACCTGGCCCCTAAATGGTGCATTGACAAGGGCAACAGTCTAAGACCATGCAAATCCCATTCATAGTTGAGTTTGTGGATGGTAATAAAGAAAAGGTTGTCACTGGCACCCCAGACTTTATTGCCTTCGAGGAGAGATACAACTTGGCCATAACGACTATCCAGTCGGACCCTCGCCTAACCTACCTGAGCTTCATTGTTTGGAACTCGCTTCGCAGAGCTAAAAGGACTGACAAGTCTTTTGAGGACTTTGTGGAAACTCTGGACACAATCTCAGGCGATGATGCAGACCCAAAAGTCTAAAGATCAAGGGGCTAGGAGCTACTAGCCAGCACTACCTGATCGCTTACTTGGCCTGTGAAACAGGGATTGCACCCTCGGCTCTACTACAAGAGTCCGAGCGTATGCTCTTCACGATGCAGATGTATCTAAAGGGCAAAGCAGAACAGATGAGGCAATAATGATAAAGAGTATGTCAGTCGAGGTCTACGGCATAAGGGAAACCCTTGCCGAGATCCGCGATGTAGACAAAGACCTATTCTTTGAGATTCGGGCCTTCATGAAGCGTGGCGGTGACACCCTTGGTCGCAGGATTCAGGGCAACATTCCGATGATGGCACCTATCCGAGGCTTTAGGCACTCAGGTAGAACCTCATGGAAACCTGCTACAACCAAAACAAATGTAAGTGGCCGTAATGCTGGAGCTGGCATGGATGGTGCAACACCCCTTCTCCAGGTAGTTGTAAATGGTGCAGCAGTAAGCATCGCTGACATGGCAGGTCGCGGTGGGGGTAAGACTCGCTTGCAGACCACTCGAACCTACGACTGGAAGGGTGGCACTCGTAGGCACACTGTCACCACTCAGGGTCAGGCAATGATCAAGGCACTTGGCGGTGCCCCATCACGCTACATCTACCCAGAGGCCGAGCAGTCGGTTCCATTCATCCAAGGCTATGTCTTGCAGGGTGTTGAGCAATACCTTGACAAGCTTGACAGAAACCTAGAAGTGATTGGGAACCGATAATGGCCGGCATAAAAATCAACATCCTGAGCAACTTCAATGCTCAGGGATTCAGCAAGCTACAGAGAGAACTAAAGCGACTCGACACTCCTATCGAGAAGCTTGGGGCAGTCACTAGATCTCTAGCCCCTGCTGCACAGATTGGCCTTGTGGCTTTGACAGCCCTTGGCACCGCAGCAGTTAGAGCAGCCGAGGATGCCCAGGTTGCTGACCGCAGACTTGCCAGCATCGCCGAGTCAATGAACCTGTTTGGTAATCAGACCGGTGCAGTGACAAAACGACTACGCGACTTTGCAGACGCAACAATGAAACAGACCGCGATTGACGATGAGGTCATCAAGGCAACACAGGCCAAACTACTTACCTTCAAGAACCTAGCTCAGACTGCTGATGTCATGGGTGGGGCTATGGATCGAGCTACCCTAGCTGCTATTGACTTGGCAGCAGCAGGATTCGGCTCGGCAGAAACTAATGCCACTCAGCTTGGTAAAGCTTTGCAAGACCCTATCAAGGGAATCACTGCCCTAGCCCGAGCTGGTGTGACATTCACCCAGCAAGAGAAGGACAAGATAAAGGTCTTGGTTGAGTCGGGCAAGATGCTCGAGGCTCAGGACATGATTCTGTCTGCTATCGAAACTCAGGTCGGTGGCACTGCTGCTGCAACTGCAACTGGCTCGGCAAAAATGGCTGCTGCTTTTGGAGAGATGCAGGAAGCTATTGGAACTGCTTTGTTGCCTGTGCTCGAACAGCTTGTGCCACTAATTACCGGACTGTTTGACTATATTGCCAAGAACTCAGTTGTAGTGTCTGTGCTTGCAGGTATCTTTGGAGCTTTAGCTATTGCGATTCTCGGTGTGAACTTTGCCCTCAATGCTAACCCGATTGTCAAGGTCATCACCTTAGTTGCAGCTTTGGCTGCCGGTGCTGTTAT